AGGAATTCGTTTCGGACGAAGCAGTTTGTGTAAGGTGTTTCCCCGAGGAGTGTCATAGCTTGAACGTCGTATGGGCCTCAAACAACTGCGCCCGCAGTCGATCGCACTCGGCCTCAAGCTCGATGAGCCGTTTCCCCGCCCGCGTGAGCAGGTCGGCGGTGATGTGATAGTCGTCGCATTGAGCATACGACAGACAGGCTTCAGCGAGCGTTTGCATGGTTCACTTTCTGGACGGCCATCAGGATCTTCGCAGCCTTGTCATTGTCGCGCCGGAAATCGGTGTACTTCAGTTCGGTCGAGGTCAGGCACTCTCCAAACTGGTACAAGCTGCCGGTTATGCAGTCCATGAAATAGACGCAGTTGAACGTGTCCACCAGCGCGAACGTCCGGCCATTGGCGACGAACAGATCATGTTCGGCAATCCACTTTTTCTTGCTCTCAGGCGTCAGCGTCGGAGTAAAACACTCACCCTCTGATGCGAGGTTCAGCCCTGCTGCCAGTTTTATACGATGCATTTCTTGCACTCCTTTTGCTTTTTAGTGGACCCGCATGTCGGGCATGTTGTGCGGTACTTCTGCATACGGGCTTGGTAACGCTTGCTGCGGGCTAACGCATGTTCGCGTTCTGTCGTTTCCACGCGCTTATCCACCGTTCTTCTCCTTGAGTTTGGATTCAATAGCTTTATAAACTCCGGCGTAATCGGTGAACGCCACATCAAATTTGTTCATCAGGTTTTCGATCTCCTCATCCGTCAGACCTACCCACGGCTTAGGTTCCATCAGCGCAGCCGCAAGCTCCTGATGGGCGTTAAGACGCTCTTTTGTTTTCCTTAACCTTTCCCGCACTTCATACTCCTTATACGCGCTCATGGGGCGACGTTTAAGCTCGCTGATACGGTCAAGGGCATTTCGGGCAATCAGACAAACGTCTTCGACAGCTTGGCTTTCCACGCGCTTAGTTTTCTTGCGTCCTTCAGGCAGTCTTTGCACCATGATGAGAGCGTCCCAAATTTAGTTAGGTAGAAGTTGTTTGGTCTTTGATGCTTCGCGCAGCATGTGCATTCTTTGGGCATTGATGCCTCGTTGCGTCGAGCGTTCCTATTTCCCGGTCTGGCGTTTGGGTGCATCGCTCTTCACCGGTTGCGGCGCGGGTTTATCAAACGTGCCATACGCAAGCAAGCAAAACACCGTAGCCAAAGCAACGACAGCGGCACACGCAAACCCCGCCGCAAAGCCACGATGCCACCCGGCTGAATGCGCTTGTTCATATTCGTCTATTGAATTTACGTTCATGCTTCCTCCGGTATCTTCATCGCGTCAATCGCCCCGATAATCAACTCGCAGGCTGCATAGGCGCGGGTATCGTCTCTGTCTGCCCAGAACATCGCCTCGGACATTACTGGATTGATTGCCTCGGTGAGCGCCTCGTTTACGGCTTGCGTGATGGCAAGATTGATGGCGTCAAAATCCCTTCCGTTTCCGCAAATATAATTGCAACAGCCATTGGCAATCTCCTTGACTCTCTTGGGAGTCATTCCCCCACCCCCGCATCCCGCAGCGCGTCGGCGTGACGCTCACGCAAGTCCTCAGTCCCGCGACCGTACGCGGCGTCCTCAAAGTCCCGCAACGCCTCCCGCAGTCTCGCGTTCTCGCGCTCAAGGTCTCGGGCGAATTCGGCGCGTACTACATCCTGATTCAGATTCATGCTTGGATGCGCGTTCAAAAAGTTGAACACCTTCGCATCCGTCCGGGGCGTGCTCATTTCGTCGATATTTGGCGCGACGTAGAGAACCTTTACCGCAGCATCAACGCCATCGTTCCATCCTTCATCGTAAGATGACAGCGGTCCACCGTCACCGCGATACAGGTCGCGTATCGCAAGCCTTAGCTTCACTTCACTCATCTCATCTCTCCCCAATTTGTGCGTAGGTGATTACACGCGCATCAGCTTTCATCAACCTTGCGCGGACCCGCTTGCGGTCCTCGATCAGGTTATTTTCTTCTGCCTCAATTTCCTCAAGGCGTTGCTGGAGGTACTGGCTTTGGCCCCACCAGTAGTGCCAGAAAAATCGGTTTACTAGGTTCATTTTTGCTGTCCTCTTTTTAGAGTTAAACCGCAACTAACAATTCCATCGGTTCCACTTATCCCGAGCAAGCTGCGGCGATTGCTCCCCGTCCTGATGCGGTCCAATCGCCCGACAGACGTCGCAGCATACAGCCCAGATGCCGACCTCAATCTCGTCAAACGATGGATCTGGATCTTTGCAAAACGGACAAGGCAGAACCCTTTCCCGTTCGGCTTTCGCCATTGCGATTGCGTCCTCGCGCTCGTTGTACTCACGCTCAAGGCGCGGAAATTCGTTGCTGCTCATTTGTTTTTCCTTTTTGGGCGGGTGCAAATAATGTCTGGTTTTGATTTCCACGGCAGATCGTCAACCAAATCGGCAAATGAATCAATTTGAACGCTTGGCCTGATTTCGGCATCCATCTCGATCTTTAGAGCAGTCGCCAGATCATCGCCGAGCATCGCCTTGTCCTGGCAGTCGGTGATCTCCTGACTAGAATAAACCGGCTGCTGAAACTCTTTTTCTGTCAACTTGTTTCTGTACGTTAAAAGATTATTCTCATTCGCGTCCACCAGCTCGGCAAACCGGCCCAGAAGCACCGGGATGTGGCGGTGGTCCCGGCACCCCTGGCGCTGCTCCGGCACCGTCAGATCCCGCTTATGCTCGGCGCAGCTCCATTTCCCATCGCCATCCATCTCGGGCGTCGAGTGGGCGCAAGTCCTGCAATTAACTTGCGGCGCTTCCGTTTCGTAGCATTGGTCCTTGAACCGGCAGTATTTGCAGGAAAAATACTCCGCATTCTCCCCGAGCGTGATCGCAGGCTCATTCCCCGTCACAATCCGGTGCGCCCGGTCATACAGCCGGTCAAATTCCTTGCGGTCAAACTCGATGCGCTCTGAATGGATGTCGTCCGTGTCTTTGTTGACCACTAGATACATGGCCCTGTCCAGACCGGCCCACCCCATATACAATTGCATCTGCGACCAATGTTGCGGCTTGGAATCCTTTACCCCTTTTTTTACCATCGCTGCAAAAGACTTGGCGTTCGCGGTTTTAAACTCCAGAACATGCCAGGTCTTCGGGGCTTCCGGCAATCCCAACGCCGCGCCGTCCATGCTCCCGCCAACATGCCCACCGACCGCGCTAAAACGCCATTGCTGGCCCTTCTCGTCACGGTCTGATACCTCGACCCCGATCGCCCGCAGGTTGGCGATCAGGCGCGGTTCTGCGAGCTGACCGGACTCAAATAACCGGAGCATCCGACCGTCAAATTCGGGCTGTTTTGCCCACCGGAACGACAGCCACAAGTACCTCTCGCACTCGTGGCCGAGTTCAGACGCCCCGAGATGGGGGCGCTGCCCCGCCTCCGCAGTCTTCTCGTACTGACTGAAGATCGCGGCGGCGGTTGAGTTTTGACGCTCAGGCAGCGCGGTCATCTTATTTCTTAGCCCACGGTTGCCGAGCTGCGCCGGCAGGCTTGGGCGTAGGTTTCAGCGCCTCGGGCAGATCCAGCGCCAGATTAGACGGCGCGTAGCCCTTGATGCGGTTCGTCATGGTGTCGTTGACCGGGTTGCGCTCCTGCACGACGTCCACCATCAGCGGAATGTTATGCAGATCCTCGCTGTCGTCGAGGGGCCAGGCAACGTTGGTAGACTGGCAGATCGCCGCCAGTTCCCGGTGCGCGATCTCCTCGGCGGTCCTGTTCGGGTTGCTGAGGTTCAGCCGCGCCCAGAGTTTCCGGCCTTTGGCCGAATTCCCGACCACCTCAAACGTGAGTTGGAGGTACTGGCCGGTTCCGGCTTTCGTGTCCTTGAGTTCGCTGTCGGTGACGATCACTTCGTACCGGCCCGGCTCAAGGGCCGAAAAGTTCTGCTGCGGTTCCACGGTTTCCGGCATTTGCAACGTTTTAAGATTCGCCATGATTTCTAATTCCTTTGGTTTGGTTGGTTTTACTGCTTGGGTGCTACAGGTGCCGACATCGCCGCGACAAATGCTTGCCAATCCAACGGCAGAGCATCCGGCAACGAATAACGGTTCTTTGCGAGATATGCCGGGCGCTCGGCGGTGTACATCAGCCGTTCGCCGGTGGTAATACCTCGCGTTACTTTCTGATTAAATCCGACATCCGAGGATTTCACGATCGTCTTGTAGTTTGCGAAAAACACGCAGTCGGCCCACTCCTGCACCAGAGCCGACGATCGTGCCTGGAGCTTGGGCTGGTACCGCTCATAAGGCTCGACCTCAGGGCTGTCAAACCGCTTGATCTCGCAATGCGCCAGCATCACGACCGCCATGCCCTTTGACCGCAGGCTGTTCAGACCGTCCAGAACCTTGCGCCAGTAATCGGCGGCAATGACCGCGCCCTTGCCGTAGGCCAAGTCTTTGGCATCGTACTTCGCGTTGATGGTTTCCCAGATCAGGTTATCAAGCCAGTCAAGGCTATCAATCACAACGGTCTGATAGTCGTGGTCGCCCTGCAAGGCAAGTAAAGCTTCTTGCACTTGGTCGAACGTCTTGGCAAGCGGAAAGTGCTCAACCTCAAGCTGGCCCAGACCGTCCTCGGTCAAAATGAAGATCGGCGCCGGGGCGCCTGCACCGAAGGTTGTTTTGCCTAGCCC